AGCAGGAAGTTTGAACGCATATAGCAATAACACAAACTTTTTGCAATTTGATTCAGAATTATAGGAACGAGAATGGAAATAAAAAATGCTCAATATAAAAAGAATCCACAAGGTAAATTATCAAGTATTGAATGTGAAATTGATGGTGTTAAGTGGAGTGTGCCAAATGGATCAGAAGGTAACAGACACTACGCAGAAATAATGAAACAAGTTGAAGAAGGTAAGTTAAAAATCAAGGACGCAGAATGACAAAGAGTGACGTAACACAAATATTGACTGAATTAGCAGTTATAAAAACAAAAATGGAGAATGTAGAGAACAGAGTGTCCAAGGTAGAGAGGTTTGTAATGTATTCTGTAGGTACATATTTCACAGTCACCTTTACTGGTTTTGTTGGATTTATATTGGTGGGATAATGGCAATTACTATCAAAAATGACAGAAGTGTGATAACAATAAAGAACGATAGGTCAGTAATTACAATTAAAAGGTCAGGATGAGTAGTTATTCTTTTAACATAAAGCAAAATGACACAAGTCCTACCTTATCAGTGGTTCTTGCTGACAGCAGTGGCACAGCAATCAACATCACAGGTGCTTCTGTCTTATTTAAAATGAGAGCAGTAAACAGTACAACTTTAAAAACAAATGCAAGTGCATCAATTACTAATGCTTCAGGTGGAGCAGTTTCTTATACATTTACAAGCAGTGACACAGACACCGCAGGACTTTTCCAAGGCGAGTTTCAGGTGACATTCTCAGGAGGTGCTATAGAAACATTCCCAAATGCGGAATATATCAGTATTCTTATTACTGACGATTTAGATTAGGAGTGTAATATGGCAGGAGAAACCTTACAAACGTCTGCAACAACAGACCCACTTTCGTATGCAGAAATAAGGGATTACCTGCGTTTGGATGATGGAGTAGATGAACAGATTTTGATTACCTTGCTGAAAATGTCAGTAGACTTTGTAGAGAAATATACTGGCAGAGCATTAATTAACAGAACTTTGAATCTTTTTATAGACGGTATAGATGAAATAGATATGCCTTTGTGGGAAGGGGTAAAGATAGGACCCGATATATCTCTTAGAAAAAGATACATAGAATTACCTACTCCTCCAGTACAATCGGTGTCATCTATAACGTATTTCAACGATGAGGATACTGAAACTACTTTTGCATCAACCAAGTATTACCTAGACAATGCAAGAGAACCTGCCAGAGTGTATTTAAGGGATGGTGAAGCGTTTCCTACAGGACTTAGGATAGCAAATGCGATGAAAGTGGTTTATGTTGCAGGGTATGGTGCAAACAGAACAGACGTACCAGAAGCGATAAAGATGGCAATGTTACAGATAATAGCGTTTAATTATGAGCATAGAGGGGATTTTGAAGGGGTTATAAGACCACCTGCCATGATGCAAGGCTTGTTACAGCCATATAGAAAGCTTTCATTTAGCAATAATCCTTTTGGCACTGGGCGAGGTATGTACTGATGGGAATGTTTGATTTTATCACTAAGCGGTTTCGTATTGAGAAAAAAAATGCACCTATGGTAATGTATCAGCATGGTTACTCTGTAGAGGGTAAAAATTACGATTACAACAAAATTGCAAAAGAAGGATACCAAGAAAACGCTATTGTTTTTCGATGCGTTAACGAAATAGCTCACGGAGCATCAGCCGTGGAGTTTTGTGTTTACCAAGGCGATATTAAGCTTGATAGCCATCCTTTGATAGATTTACTGGCTAGACCATCCCCACAATACGCAGGGAACGAGTATTTCCAAGCCTTGTATAGCTTCTTACTGCTTTCTGGCAACTCTTATGCTGTATATTCCTTAGTGGGCGGTCAGCCAAGAGAATTGCACCTCTTACGACCTGATAGAATTAAGATTATACCTAGTAAAACCCAGATACCTACCGCTTACGAATATCAAATAGATGGTCGAACAGTTGCAAAATACAATGTTGATACAGAAACAGGTGACTCAGAGGTTAAGCATTTTAAAATGTGGCATCCAACAGATGATTATTATGGGTTGTCTCCAATCCAAGCCGCCGCTTTTGATATTGACCAACATAATATGGCGGCTCGACACAATTTAGGATTATTACAAAATGGAGCGAGACCCAGTGGAGCAGTGATCTTCAAACCAACGGATGACAGTGGTATTAACATACAGTTAAGTGACTCTCAAAGACAACAGCTTATGTCAGACTTGAATATGAGGTTTAGTGGCACACACAACGCAGGTAGACCAATGCTGTTGGAAGGAGACTTTGACTGGAAAGAAATGGGTCTTAGTCCAAAAGATATGGATTTTCTTGAGCTTAAAAATATGAGTGCCAGAGATATAGCATTATGTTTTGGTGTTCCATCCCAGTTAGTGGGTGTTCCAGATAGTCAGACCTATAACAACGTGTCAGAAGCCAGATTAGCCTTGTATGAGGACACTATCATCCCTTTGATACGCAGAGTAGAGAGCGACCTTAATGAGTGGTTAGCACCTAAATTTGGGGAGGATATCAGCATACGATATGATATCGACTCTATACCTGCAATGGCAGAGAGAAGAAAAAAGACTTATGAGAACGTTGTACAAGCGGTCAGAGAAGGTATTATCAGCCGTAATGAAGCAAGAGAACGGCTAGGATATGAGCCTATAAGCGGTGGCGATGATGTTTATATCTCCGCTAATCTCTTTCCACTAGGCACTCCACAGGTAGCAGATGCAGAGGGTGAAAGAGCAGAAGAGGACGATAAAGAGTTCGATTATGCTGAAGAAGAAAAAAGAGAGATAGACAAAGATATTTTTACCACGGAAGAAGAAGCCAGAGAAAGAGCAAATGAGCTTGGCTGTGATGGTTTTCATTCTCACAATACCGATGACGGAATAATCTATATGCCCTGCTCATCCCATATGGATTATGAGCGTATCACAGGCGATAGATTAGAAACACCCAAGCAAGACCCTAGGTATGGGCAGGGAAAAGATGTATTTGAGTCAGTGGCAGAAGCAAGAGCAAGATCAAAGCAATTGGGTTGCAGTGGACACCATACAGTAAAGGGTCCAGATAGAAACTACTATATGCCCTGTTCTAGTCACGCTATCTACCTAGGTAAAACAGGTAAAAAAGACTATCAAGATATTGAAAAAGCAGAGTCTGATATTGATACAAAGCCAACACAAGGAATGGCAGAGGAAGCGGAGCAAGGACTTGAATGGCGAAAAGAGTTCAACAGAGGTGGCACAGAAATAGGTGTTGCTAGAGCAAGACAATTGGTTAATCGTCAAAATCTTTCCCCAAGTGTCGTAAGACGTATGTACTCTTTCTTTTCAAGACATGAGGTTGATAAGGAAGCAGAGGGTTTCAGAAGAGGTGAAGATGGGTATCCCAGTGCAGGACGTATAGCGTGGGCATTATGGGGTGGTGACGCAGGGTTTACATGGTCGAGGGGTAAAGTAAAGCAACTCGATAAAGAAAGAGAGAAACAATATGATTATGAAAAGAATTATCTGCCTTGTTGCGATGATTGTGGCAGTAAGGTAATCGAAATAGACTTCAAACAAGAAGTTTCAGGAAAAACAAAAAAAACGCTTGAGGGTAAAGTCAAAGACCATAATGAGAAGCATGGCGATAAAAAAGGCAAAAGAGTTACGCTTAGAATGCTGTCTGCGGTCTTTAGACGAGGTGTGGGTGCTTATAGAACCAACCCAGAGAGTGTAAGACGTAATGTTATGGGTCCAGACCAGTGGGCAATTGCAAGGGTTAACGCTTTTTTATATGCGGTACGAACAGGAAGATTTAGATCAGGGCAGTTTGACAGAGATTTGTTACCCAAAGACCATCCATTACGAAAAGACCCTTAACAGGCTCATTTGTCAAAAACTATCTGCTCTATCTGCGGTCATACTAAAGTGGTAAAATATGGTATGCTACGATGCTACTATTGTGAAAGATATTACTATGATATGCACCCAGAATGGATTGACCATGTTTTAGACAGAGAAAAAGATGATGAAGATACAGACAAAGCAAAGAGGAAAGGTACTGTCAGTAAGAAAGACAGTAGTTGAGCAGACACGGCTAAGAAAATCCTATGAAAGACGTTTATATCGTCAAATGGTAACATTCTTTGAACAGACAGGACGCAGGGCGGTTAGAGAATTAGGCAGTGGTCGTATGGATATTGTCGATACAGAAACAAGATTAAGCCAGATACTGTTGCCACACTATAGAGCCGTAATGGAAAATTTCAGTAATCGCTTTGCATTTACTAAGCAAGAGGTCGAGTTTGAACGTTTGGTAAGAGCGTGGATGAACTCTGTAGGTGGCAATCGTATAACATCCATATCGGAGAACACTAGACGTAAGATACGCAAGATAGTTCTGGATGGGCAAATAGAGGGATTAGGGCAGGAGCGTATAGGACGTAACATCAGAAAACAGATGTCTGAGCCGTTTACTCGTTACAGGTCAGCTATGATAGCAAGGACAGAAACACATAATGCCGCCAACTATGCAAACTATAGTTCAGCAAAAAATGTTGGGTTGCCGATGAAAAAGCGTTGGGTGTCTACAGCAGATGATAGGACAAGAAGCCACCACGCTAATATGAATGGTGTAGAAGTCGATATAGATGAGCCATTTCTTGTGACTTACAAAGGTGTTGTTTATAAAATGCAACACGCAGGAGACCCAAACGGTGGTGCAGGTAATCTCATAAATTGTAGATGCGTAATACTTTATATTGAGCCAGATGATTTTGTAATTGATGAGGATACACCACAAGATGAACCCTTGCCAACCGCAAAACCTCTTCCTTTGGAAACGGTTTCGCTGATAGATATTGCTTCAATAGTAAGAGTTACACAAAGAGGGAAAAGTCTTTCCAAAGAGTATAATGACAAAATAAATAACGGTACAAACGATATCCAAAAAGCGGTGATAAATAAAACAAGAAAACCAAGAACTATCGCACAGGAAGGGTCAAGAGGTTACTATAGAGATAGTGATAGAAGAATTGTATCTGATTTAAATGACGATACTCTTGTTCACGAATATGGTCATTACATAGATTTCGAAACTGGTAAGAGAGTATTTGGTGAAAGGGAAGCTTGGTCTGTGGGCAACAGAGATTTTCGTCAAGCGTTGAACGATGATGCTCTGAAACTTGGATTAACAAAAGTCAGTGCTGATGAAGTCAACAACAAACTGAAAGAACTAAAGGAATTACTCTTTACTAGAGAAGTGTATGAAGAAGCTATAACGAGGGGAAGATATAAAGGAAATATAAGAAAAAAAGTACGACTAAATAATAATTTTGACCAAGCAAGTAGCGTGTCAGATATAATCGATGCGATGGTGAAAGGTAAGTTTTATAACGACTTTTTTTGTTATGGGCATGGCAAAACGTACTACAGGCGAGGGGGGAATGACGTGATTGAAATTTTTGCAAATTTATTTGCCATCATTGGCAGAGGAGGTCAGGGTTATACAGAAGCAAAAAAACTTTTTCCAAGTTTAGTACGAGAGATGGAAAAGAGATTACTTGAGATTGAGAGGTTGTAATGACAAGAGAAGAAATTTTAAAAGAATTTAATAATATAATTGAGCCAGAGGATTGGGTTAACTTGTACAAAAAAGTATTCAAAGAAGATATACCAATTACAAGTGCTACTTGGGGTGAGTTTCCTATCGATGCAATACAAGATGCAATATTAGAAAACAAACCAATATCTAAACAAAATATAGACGGACTCACGCTATGAGACTCACAAACAACACATACGGTATTAGAAATCTAAACGAAAACATCAAAGGTACAGTAAGTGGTATCTACTTTTACAAATATAAAACCGTCAATGAAGCCATAAAGGATTATGCCCAGAAGTTCGACAACTGGAAAGACCTTTACTTCAAAGACATCACATTAACTTCAGCAAAGGCAAAAACATTTGTATCAGAAATTGAAAAATCTATATCAGCGAATAAAAAATTGGTTAAGTCAGAAATTTACGAAAAAGTAAAATGAGCAAT